CAGCATCTATTCTGCATCCTTTAACTCAAAAGAAATAAGCCGGATAACATTCGCCACCATCGGCAGTGTGAAGAATCATCCCGAACTGTTCATCCACTTCAAGAACATCATCGTGGATGAATGTCACCTTGTGAACCCCAAAGAGGGAATGTACAAGGATTTCTTCGATGTAGTGAAGTGTAAGGTTCTTGGACTGACAGCAACGCCATACCGTTTAAGCTCCAGCCGTGATTTCGGCTCCATGCTGAAATTTATCACTCGGACAAAACCTCATGTCTTTTCAGAGGTCATTTATCATGTACAGGTATCAACCCTATTAGATATGGGCTACTTGGCGAAGTTGGATTACTATTCAATGAATCCTTCAGGGTGGAATGAACTTAACTTGAAAGTAAATACTACTGGTGCCGACTATACGGATAGGTCAGTTCAAAAAGAATATGAACGGATAGACTTCTACGGTTATCTCGTTCATATCGTCCAAAGGCTGATGAATCCCAAAGCCGGAGGAAAACGGAAGGGTATTTTGGTCTTTACCCGTTTTTTGAAAGAAGCGGAACGGTTAACGATGTCAATACCCGGTTGCGCTATCGTTTCAGGTGATACTCCTAAGAAAGAACGTGAACATATTCTTGAGGCGTTCAAAGCTGGTGAAATCCCGGTAGTAGCTAATGTGGGTGTACTTACGACTGGCTTTGACTATCCGGAACTTGATACGGTAGTTATGGCACGTCCTACAATGTCACTTGCCATGTGGTATCAGATAGTCGGTCGTGCCATCCGTCCGCATCCATCTAAAGAATGTGGCTGGATTGTGGATTTATGCGGTAATATCAAACGTTTTGGGGAAGTTTCTGATTTACGGTTATTTGATAGTGGTAACGGCAAGTGGGCTGTGTTCTCCAATGGAAGACAATTAACTAACGTGAGATTCTGAAACCATGGATAAAGGATTCATCAAACTATCCCGCACATTCTTCGATAACAAGATATGGCAGGCCGCCCGGGCATTTAGTGAGTGCGAAGCGTGGATTGACTTGATACAGTCAGCACGATTTGAGGCATCACCGACTACGTCGCGCATCGGGTGTTACGAGGTAACATGGGAAAGAGGGCAATATCCTGCATCCAATAGATTTCTCGCTAAAAAATGGAGAAGGTCAGACCAATGGGTTAAATCCTTTCTTGGAAAACTAAAAAGAGAGAAAATGATTACTACTGATAACAGTCAAGGGGTTAATGTGATTACTCTTGTCAATTTTGAAAAATACAACGGTGAAGCCATAGGAAACCCACCTAACACCCCACCTTGTAACCCACTTAATAAATTGATAGACGGAGATTTACAAGAATTTATAACCCACCTTGTAACCCAGCAAATAACCCACTTCCAAAAAGGACAACCCACCTCTAACCCAAATAATAAGAAAGAAAAGAATATAAAAGAAACTACTCCTAACGGAGTAGCAAAGAAAGACGCGGCTAAAGCCGCTACTCTCTTCCGGAAAGATTCTTTCTATCAGTCTTTAATTCCCTATGTGGGTAAATACCCGAAAGACATGATACGAGCTTTCTTCGACTATTGGTCTGAAATGAATAAATCGTGCACGAAGATGCGCTTTGAACTTGAAAAAACATGGGAGTTGTCCAGAAGGTTAACTACTTGGGCAAACAAGGAGAGAATGCCTGCCAAGTCAACTACTGACGTTGGGGTGATTCTTAATAATAACTCTCCTGACAAATACGATTCACCGCAGGAAAAGAAATGGGAGGAAAGATGGAACAAATAGACTTCAGAAAAACAATTGATAGTTTTAGGGAAATGGGTTTTAATCCCTTGCCCAATCTTGTAAACATAGCTATACCTGATGCAAAGAGTGTCCTTTGGAGAGGACTGAACTATTTCACGGGAAATGCTGAATGGTTACCGGAATACGAGGAAATAGCAGCGTGGCTTTCGGGAAATAACGGTCGTGGGCTTCTCTGTCACGGGAATTGCGGGCGTGGAAAGTCGCTTATCTGCTGGAAAATCATCCCCTTGCTTCTCAATCATTATTGCCACAAGATAGTTTCCTGCTACGATGCGCAACAAATGAATGCCGATATAGACGCTGTGAAGGCAAAACATATCATCTACATAGATGACGTCGGTACGGAAAATATGAGCGTGAAATTCGGCGAAAAAAGGCTTGCCTTCTGCGAAATAGTCGATGAAGCGGAGAAACGAGGGAAACTACTTATGCTGACAACTAACTTGTCGCTTGATGAAATCTCCCAAAAGTACGGGGAGCGTACAATGGATAGGTTAGTTGCGATTACTACACGGGTTAAGTTCAAAGGGGAAAGTTTACGAAAATAATATGGCTAAGAAGATTCAGGCTATTCCTATGTATGTTAAATGTATGAATTGCAGATACGCTTCTGACTTTATAGGGAACTCATGTTTTTGTAAAATTAAAAACCATAGAGTGTGCGCATGCGGCAGATACGGCAGGATATGTGACAAATTCAAGAAAAGATGATTTTATGGACATGGAACTTGAAAAGGAAATCGAATTATTGGAGTGGCAGTGTGACAACGCACTGCGCCTGCGCTGCCCGTTGGTGGCAAGGAAGTACCAGCGCATGATTGACGAACTTGCCAAGGAGAGCAGGAACAGAAGTATGAACGACAAGAAGCGGAAGGATGAATAGTAAACTAACACATGGCTCTCTGTTCAGCGGCATTGGCGGTCCAGAAATAGCTGCTGAAATGATGGGCTGGAAAAACGTGTTCCATTGCGAGATAAACCCGTTCGGGAGAAAGATACTTGATTATTGGTTTCCAAACAGCAAAAGTTATGAAGACATCACGAAAACAGATTTTAGAGAATGGCAAGGGAAAATCAATGTCCTCACCGGAGGTTTTCCCTGCCAGCCCTTCTCTTGTGCCGGACAGCGAAAGGGAGCGGAAGATGACCGCTATCTCTGGCCGGAAATGCTACGAGCGATACGGGAGATACAGCCCGATTGGGTTGTTGGTGAAAACGTTGCTGGAATCCTCACGATGGTACAGCCAGGCAGTGAAACTGCGTTGGGACGTGAAGAATCTCTGTTCGGAGAGGTTGACCGAGAAAGAACATTGCATCGGCAGGAATATGTCGTCGAAACAGTGTGTAACGACCTTGAACGTGAAGGATATTCCGTCCAACCGGTTGTTATTCCGGCTTGTGCCGTCGGAGCGCCGCACAGGAGAGACAGGGTGTGGTTCATCGCAAAACGAGCTGCTACCGACAGTACAGACGCAGGGACTGAAACGGTGCAACGAGAACGGAAAGACGGAGTTTTATCCAGTGAAACTATTGCCGACACCATATTGCGGGGATGCGAGCGGAGGAGCAAGGAAATTGGCAGAGGACAGAAAGACGTGTGTGCAGGGCAAAGGATATTCAGCACGTCTGAACGACTTGATGAAAGCGGGGGTACTTCCGACTCCAGCAGCGAGGGATTATCAACCCTCCGTTTCCCCACAAGCATTGAAAAGAAAAAACGGGAAAATGAGGACGGATGCTCTGTGCAACCTTCCGGTAATGTTAGGAGAGCATCATTCGCAGAACGGTGGAAAAACTTCCCAACTCAATCCCCTGTTTGTAGCCGAGATGATGGGATTTTCACCGGATTGGACGGTATTGCCTTTTCAAAGTGGCGGCAGGAATCGATAAAGGCATACGGCAATGCTATTGTCCCACAAGTAATGTATGAGATATTCCTGGCAATAGAATCTATAGAAAAAGGCAAATAGTATGAACATTCACCAGACAGTTCCCCGCTCGGATTGCACCTCCTTCGCCAAGTGCGGCAAGCACTCACTTGCATATTGCAGGAGGTACGGCGCGTCCGAATGCGGGCCATGTGAAATCGTGAGGAGGAAACCCCGTAACCGGGTGGTCGTTGACGGAGTGGAGCGTAAACTGTGCACCCGCTGTGGTAGAGCGCTTCCGTTATCCCGTTTTTTCGATAGAATAGCCCGTCGTAACGGTAAGGAATACCATCTGAAAGCGTCATGGTGCAAGATGTGTATGGCAGAGGTACAGAGCGAGCGGAATAGAAAAAATAATAAAAAATATTGAATTATGAGACCAATAAGGAATATAGAAGACATTGGAAATCTAAAGACAGATGAAAAACTGATTGAATGCCTAAATGGTGAAGTGAATTATTATCGTTTTTTGTGCTTGCATCCGAGAAACGATGAATACGTGATTCTTCTGAACCATTGTGAGGAACCTAAAAGGTTTTATGTTAAAAGCATTATAGACCGATTTTATACGGACTATACAACACGCGATATAATCACTTATAAGAGGGATTATGCTTTGGAGCAGGTCAAGTTCTGCGAGCAGGCATTATCCGAATTTGATAAGGAGGGTAAAATATGATACTTACTACTGATAAGATGGTATTTGTTACCAATCAAGATAATTCAGACGAATACATTGAGAATCTTATAACTGAGTATGGGACTAATCAATATCGCATAAAGATTGACCGTACACTTAGTCCACCATATTATCAATTATTCCACGAATGGAAAGAGGGCAAGCGACAACTTAATAATTGCTTGTTTGCTTCAAGCAAGTTGGAAAAGATTGTGAATTACATAAATCAGAACATTCAATAAGGATAAATTATGAAACAGACAGTAGAAGAAGCAGCAAAACAAGAACTTACGTCAAGTTATGCAATAATAGTTGAAGGTGAATTAGCCTATCAGAGACAAGCAATGTTGAATATGTTCAGAAAAGGTGCCGAATGGCAGGCAAAGCAATCCCCGTGGATAAGCGTAGAAATGGCTATTCCGAAAGATGATTCTCCCGGAGTAGTGCAAGTCATAACAGTAGACGGAAAAGAAGGTGAAATGGCGGCTCGTAGAGTGATGTATAATATTTATCCATACATCAAAACTGGATATGTCACACATTGGAGGCCGATACCAGCACTACCGAAAGGAGGCGAAGGATGAAAGCAATAACCATCAAACAGCCATGGGCCAGTCTGATAGTCCACGGCATCAAAGACATCGAGAATCGCACTTGGCCGTGTCCTAAGAAATACTTAGGGCAGAGGGTGCTGATTCATTCAAGCGCCGTCCCCATGGAAATGATTAATCCTAATAGTGTATTTACGAAAAGGCAATGGGATAGCTTTTCACTTGGATTCCAGAGTGAGATTATTTGCGGCAATGGATATGTAAATTCTGCTATCATTGGAAGTGTCGAAATTGTGGATTGTGTTGTGAATCACTCTTCCATCTGGGCAGAGAAAGGAGTTTATAACTGGGTACTGGCTAATCCTATCCTTTACTCCAAACCTATCGAGAACGTGAAAGGGAAACCGTCTTTCTGGGACTATTCCGGTATTAAAGAGGTAAAAATTGAGTGTCCGGAATGTGGCAGTATAGAAATTGCTGTCGAAGATTATACGACAGCTCCGTTTCCGACTTACCTGCATAGGTGTAATAAGTGTGAACATGTGATTATGGAAAGTGAGTGGAATGTAATAAAGTAGGATATGGAATTTGATTGGGGAGGGTTTGTTGTAACAGTTTTGATAATTTGCGTTACTGTATATAATTGTTTAAATAGCTATTGGAAGCATAAGTATAGGGACGAGAACAAAGGTGACTGATAGATACAAAAAAAGGCTATCTATCCCAGACAGCCAATCTTTTTTATTAACCTTAAATCTAATACTATGAAAAACACATTGCAAAGGTACGGATTTGTGGGAGTTGTGCAAATTATGAGCCTTTGTGCTGCTATCTTATAACATGGTTTAGCAAGCGGATATGTATGTTAACCATTAACGTAATAGATTTATAAAATTAACAAATAGCCAATGAGTAGAAATGAAAATGTCTGGACTGATGCGAAATGTGCAGCCCTTCGAGTTGGATTCCTTACCGGTCGTGAGGAACTCTTTTTGTATGCAAAAGCCATCTATTCCGCTATGATATGGGGTAGGGAGGTGAACGAGCAAAATCGGATTA